TCCACAGGCTCCGCAAAATCGCTGTCCTTCACAATGCCAAGGGCAATGTCCTTTGCTTCGTCTGCCATGCTCTCGCGCGTCGCGCCGCTCTGCATACGGCTGTACAAATCTTCAATGCGGCGGGTATAAACGCTGCGTCTGTCCTTGCCGGTTATTGATTTTGCCCATTCAGCCACCGTTCCAGCGTCCGGCGCATCAGGGCCTTGTACTCCTCGTCCGTTGCCATCCGCGGCGCTACCAAGCCCTGCTGTACCAGTCTGTCCAGCAAGCCCGCTTCCACCTCCTCCGGGTTGCGGTTCATAGCCTGCGCCAGTGTCAGCGTTGAGGGAAACGTCTGCTCGAACGCCTGCTCCCAGGTTGTCATTCTGAACACCTCCATTTACTTCATTGTAGCCGGCGGCGCGCTGCGCGTCAATCGGCAAACTGTCCGTATTTTGCAACGCAAGTTTAGCTTCATCGCCAATCTCCTGCTGGCGCTGCAACACAGCGCGGCGCAGCTGCTCAGCCTCTTTTTCCTGCGCGCCGTTCAAGTTGACCTGTCCGCGCAGCTCATCCAGCGTATTCAATGCGCTGCGGTTGGCTGCGTCTGGCGTGTTCATCTGCTGTATCTGCGCGGCAAGCCCGGTTGTGCCGTTGGCTTCCGGCTGCACAATGTTTCTTGCCGGTGCGGCGCTCTGCACATCCTGCACGGCATTGTCAGCTTGTTTCAAGGCATCCTGCGCGGCATCCCCTGCCGTGCCTTTCAGCCTGTTGAACAGCGCCCCGCCGATTTCCGGCAGCGCGTTCATCGCCACATTGCTTGCAATGTTCTTTGCAGTGTTGCCCGCGATCTCTCCGGCACTCTTGCCCTCGCTCACATCGTTCACAAGGCTCGGCAGGGTGTCCAGTGCAAGGTCTGCTGTCGTGTCGGTCAAAATGCGCCCCAGTGCATCACCGGCACCAGCGCCCAGTACATCCCCCAACACAGGGATTTTCTGTGCCTGCCCAACAACGGCATTGCCCGCCTTGCCCATCGTCTTCGCAAGAGGTGTGCCCGCCATAGCGGTGTTGAACAGGTTGTACTGCATCCCCTTGCCGACAATCGTGCCTGCTGCCGCCGCCAGCGGGTCATAGCTCTTTGCGCCCTCAATCGCATTGCTAAGCTGCGGCAGCTCGGCGCCGGTCTTATTCGCAATGCCCGTCAGCTTATCCACGCTCTTTGTCAAAAACGGCACACTGTCATACAACCCGGCTGTAAATGCTTGCGCAGTCTGCCCGGCACCGTTCATCTGTGCTTTTCCGCGCAAAGCACTGTTCTGGTTCAGCTCGGCATTCATGGCAGCCGTCTTTTTCGCGTAGTCCTCTTGGCTCAGGCCCTCTTTGTTTGCGGCAGTCTCAAACACCCGCTTCAAGCCGCTAAAGCCGGTGTTCTTCGTGCTTTTTTCGTACTGGTTTATTGCCGCCACTTCGGCACTCGTCAGCTTGCGTCCCGGGGCGGCCAGCTCGGCGCGGTAATCAGCATTGCTCTGCAGCTTTTTAAGTGCAGCAGCAATGTCTTCCTGCTGGCTCTTGTAGTCGTTGCGCTTGTCCTTTGCAGCCTGCGTCTCTGCCGCGCTTGGGGCACTTCCTGCGGCGGCGTAACTGCTGCCGATAGCTTTCCCGCCCCGCGTCACAGCGCGGCTCTGGGCGGGCTGTGCGGCGCTCTGGCGCTCTGCGTAGCTGTTCCCTCCGGGCTTGCCTTTATTGGCCCCTGCGTTGGCGGCGGCCTGTTTGTCTTTGAGCATCTGCGCCAGCTGCCCCCGCTTCTGCTGGGCGCGGTATTTGATGTCGGATTTTTCCTGTTCGCTGCCGTCATACCGGGCGCGGGCACTGGCGTTGCGCTCTGCATTTGTGCGCTTGGGGTCGTAGTTTCCGCCTTTATTTCTCGCAGTATCAGCACTGCCTGCTGCGTTGCCACCGGTACTCGCAGTGCCGCCGAACAGCGAATCCAGCGATGCCGCACTTTCCGTGTCGCCACCCGTGCCGGTGGTATTGCCGCCCTTGCCGGAAGATTTCCCTCTGGATTTTGCGGCCTTCGCCGCTTTCTTCGCCGCATACTGCTGCGCCTTTTGCTGCTGCTTGTACAAATCGTTTGCCGCGTCAAACTTTGCCTGCGCCAGTTTCATTTGCCGGTTCAAAACATCGTTGTTCAGGCTATTTTCAAGGCTTGCACCCTGCACAATGTTGTTCAGCGTCTCGGTGTAGCTGTTATGCAGCACAGGCAGCGTCTTGTCAGTGGCGTTCATGATGGCACTGCCCTGCTGCTGTGCTTTCCTCGTTGTGCTGCGGCCAGTGCCGACATTGCTGGCCTGCGCCGTCTGGTATCGGTTCAAATACGCATTCAGCAGCGCATCTTCACGACCATTCACTTTCGCCATAGCTCAAGACCTCCTGTATACAAAAGCAGGGCGGGATTCATCATCCCGCCGCACTTATCACTCGTAACTGTACTCCCACTGCCCGGTTGTCGTGTTGAATCTCTGGCGTAGCTGCGGCATGCTGGCTGCCATGTTTGCGTAACCCTGCATCAGGCTGACAAGATTGTTCGTGTTGTTTGCTGTCAGGTTCGCAAGGTTCGTCTGATACTGGCTCAAATCCGCTGCATCGCCGCTGGCACGCTGGTTTTCCAGCTGTGCCATGTTGTTCTGATAGGTGTTCGCAAGGCTTGCCAGCTGGTTCTGCCGCTCGGCTTCCAGCGCGTTGCGGCTGTTGTTGTAGTTGTTCAGCATACCGGCTGTCGTGGTCTCGCTTGCACCGCCGTTCAAGCCCTGCGCACTAAGCTGCTGCGCAAGGTTGCGCTGCTGCAACATGCGGTTAATGTACGCCTGCTGCAGGGCGTTGTCTGTGGCGCGGTTCAGCTCGCCCTGCCCGTACTCGTAGTTGGCTTTCTGCTGAGCGGCACTGCGCTGGTAGGCTTCCTCACGCGCTCTGCGCTGTGCCTCCTGCGCTGCGCGCATCTGCTCTTCTGCCCTGCTCTGTGCCTCTGCCGCCGCCTGCTGTGCGGCCTGCATCGCGCTCTGCATCTGGCTGATATAGCTGTTCATGTAGTTGCTGCTCTGTGCCGGTGCGCTGTAGCTTGCCGCCGCGCTCCCGCCGCCAGAGCTTCTGCCAGAGCCGCCGCCAGTGTAGCCGCCGCCAGCGCCGGCGCTGGGTGTCGTGTTCCTTTTTGCCGGGACCGGCAACGGCGTTCCGCCACCGGTCACTTTTTCAAAATTGTTGTACAGTGGGCCCATTGCTCCCGCAGCACCTTGTCCATTGTTTTTTTTGATAACTGGTGCCGGATACGTTTTTTTGATGGTATTCGGCAGCCCTCCGCCATAGTTCATAGTGTCACCCCTTCTTCTCGCTCTGCGTGCCAAAATAAAAGGCCACGACCATCGTCACAATGGTCATGACCGTGTCAGGCTGTAATTTCTCCCGCAGCGCCAAAGCCGCAAACACTGCAACGACAACCAGCGTCACAATGGTTTTTACCTTGAAAAGCGCGGCAATGTTTTTCAAAAAATCGCCCATTTATATGCACTCCCTTTCAGCCAATCAGATGATTTTGCAAAGCTTCCTTTGCCTTTTGCATCTGGTCAATGTTGTTCCCATCCAGATTGTGGTCAAGCAGGGCAAGCAATGCCTGCATGGTCACATGCTGCCCCTCGTCCATGCGGTCAAGCCGCAATTTGTCTTTTTTCAAGAATCCCTCCATGGCGTTCACCCGCTCTTCAAGCTTGGTAATGCGTTTGTCCTGGTCGGTCTTCGGCTTTTTTACGGCAGTGATTACTTTGCTGATGGCAACGCCCCCGGCATACAGTCCGGCAGCAGCACCCGCCGCGTAAATTAAAAACGCCCAGGCCTCCGCAAGTGTAAACGAAAATACATGCTGCATCGGCATCACACCTCCACGTATTTTGCATGATACGCCTTGTCGTTGTCCAGCCCGTACTTCTTGGCGATGAGGTAGAACTCCATCGCCGCAGCGTTCGGCAGGACGACGTGATCCAGCCATACCTCCTGATGCGTCTGCGCGGCGGGCTTGTCCACCGCCGCCTTATCAAAGCGCGTAAGGTTGAACTGGTTCACGACGGCCAGAAGACTTGCGGTATACGTCGGGCTGGTGGCCCAGCCATCGGCCCGGATGTACTCGCACGCCTTGTTGATGTCGGTACAGCCGACAAGGTTCGAGTAGCGCGGCATGGTCGTCAGCTTCTTGATGTAGTCCTCTACACAGGCGACCATCGTATCGTAGGCGCGGAAGCCCGCCGTGATGGTGATGTACTTGCTGCCGTCCCACTCCTTCGTGGCCTTGTTGTACACTCTGCCGCTCCAATTGCTGGCCTTGATGCCGAACAGGTTGTTTGCCTGCACGGCCAGTTCGCTTGTGCCGTAGGCGCTTTCCAAACAGGCTTGTGCAATGCACAGCGACGGCAGAAGATGCGCGTTCAGGCAGCGGCTCTGGCACTTCTCGGCCATGACGTCAATGAACGTCTGCTCCTGCGTCTTGGCGGGCGCAGCGTCGGCCACGTCGCCCTTCAAGCGCTTCGTGACCTGTGCCGCAATGTCCGGGAACTTGCTTTTCAGATACGGCCCGGGGCAAGCGGTAGCCGCGTAGAAGCAGTGCATCGTGAGCGAACCGTTCTTGTCGCCGGTGTAGATCAGCTCCTTGATGCCGTTGCGGCGGCAAATGTCGGTGCAGAGGTCGAGCAGCGCCGCATAGGCCTTGTCGCTGATGTGCCAGTCCGGCGCACCGCCGTCGTTGGCGACTTCGATAGTAATGGCCCGCTGGTCGTTCCACGGGCTGGAACTGCACCACGACCTGTCCGCCTCGTGGCAGAACAGCCCGATACGCCCGCTGGATTCGATGGCGTAGTTTGCGCTCATCTGGCGGGATGCTTTGCCAACGATAGAGCCGAAAGATTCAAGCGTCGTGTTACCAGCCATGTGATGAACGGTAATCTTGCTGATGGGCTGGCTCCGGGGCCGGTTGCAGTTTGGGCTGATGGCCGTGTAAACGGCCAGTGCAGAATCACTCATTCTCGTCCTCTCCCTTCCCGTTCGACAGCTCCTCGTCCATTTCGGGCGACAGGATCATTTCATCCTTCATTGGTTTCACTCTCCTTTTCGTTGGTGTCGTTTTCTTCGTTGGTTGTATTTTCAGCGCCGTCAACCTCCGGCACATCCGGCGTCTCCGTAACCTCGTCTGCGCTCTCTCTCGCATCCACCGCATCATAATACGCCTGCGCCAGCGCTTCCACCTCTGCAATGTCCGCCTCATCCAGCAGGCCGTTGTCGTAGTGCGTGTATGCTTTGTCAAGCCAAAATGCAACGTCACGTCCTGCTGCAATCTCTCGCTTGATGCTGCGCAGCGTTAAGTCGTGCCGCGCTTTACTCTTGATAGCCATTTTATTACTCCTTTCAGTTAATGGAAGCAACCGCTGCTTCCAAATCCTCAATGTGTTTAATGGGGTCTGCGCGTCCCGTGACAGTCGCGCTGTCGGCATCGGTCAGAATAGTATTCGCACCTGCAAGCGCGGGGATGGGCTGTGCGCCTGTCGCGGTGAAGGGCACAGGCTCTGTCAGATTGTAGTATACTTGCACAGGACTTCCTGCGGCATACTGGGCGACGAGGTAAGCATTTAAGGCATTAGCATCTGGAAAATACTTGCTCATAAGTTTCGCTGTTGTGTAAAGATACTTTCCCCTCAAATTCCCACCAAAAGTATTAGCAGGAAAATGACTACAAGTTGTATCATAGCTATCGGCTATACCGGGTGCTGAATTTTGTGGTAGATTCCAATATCTATCACGCTGTGTAAACTTGTTGGTTGTCCCGTCCAGCGTCAGCGTTTTCCTCGTCTCTTTTCCATCTCCCGTCACCGCGTCCACCTCACCGCTATACACGGTTTCAGACATGTTGAGCGTAATCACTTGATTATCCTCCTGCCTGGTAATCGTCACGCTGTCCCTGCCCTTGATAGGACGAATGTTTGCGTAAGGTGAATAGGCCGTTGCAGTCGCGCCTTTCTCTATCTGCGGTTTTGCCGAAACATTATCCAGTGTGCCAGAGGCGGCAAAAAACAAGGTGGCATTTTGTATGTCATTCTCTACTGTAAACGTATGTGGCCGTCCAACAGCTTGCGTGGCAATCATAGCACCGTCTGCATCTTTATTGAGAATTGATATACGGAAATGTGACATTGCGCTAATTGTGTATGTACCTGCAGGAAGCGAAAATTTATCAGAGTTGTAGTATGTAGTTCCATTTGCCGTTCCGTTTGCTGTTACGGTGCCATCGGGGGTTATTGTCCACGTCACTCCATAGCTCATGGCTTTTTCTGGCATCCATGCAGGATTAAACAGGTTCTTACCGCCACCTGCCGGATACGGCGTTCCCGTGCCTTCCTGCACCGGCTCCCAGCTGGCCTTTACCCCCAGCGGGTATCCCGCAACGGGGTAGCACACAACAGGGTTGCCGCTTTCTTCCAGCGGCGGGAAGAGCATATCAATGATGTGCTTGCTGCTCCACGGCTTGTCGCCAATGGTGCTGTCATCGGGCGTGATATTTGCCACCTGCTGTTTCAGCTCGGCCACCGCCGCCGTGTTCGCCACCACGTTCTCCACGCTTTCGGCCAGCGTGTTCGCGCTCTGCTTGGCGTTTTCCTCGGACTTCGCCGCAGCCTCGGCACTTCCCGCCGCCGCATCCCGGGCAGCCTCCGCGCCCTGCTGTGCGGTCTGGGCATCGTCCCGGGCCTTCTCGGCAGCGTTCTGGGCATCCTGCGCCGTCTTGGCCGCCGTCTGCGCAGCAGTCTGTGCCTTTACCGCATCGTCCCTGGCAGCCGCCGCAGCAGCCTGTGCCTCCTGCGCAGCCTGTGCGGCAGTCTCCGCCGCCGCTTTACTGGCCGCCGCGTCGCTGGCGCTCTGGCCCGCATAGTTAGCGGCAGCAGCCGCATTCTCCGCCGCCTGCTGTGCAGCTGTAGCATTCTCTCCGGCAAGGTAGGCCGCATTGTTGGCCGCTGTATTGGAATTCTCCGCCTCCTGGGCAGCCCGCTCGGCCTTCGCCGCCAGCGTATCCGCTGCGCTCTCACTGGCCTTCGCAGCCCTTGCCGCAGCCTGCGCACCTTCGCTGGCCACCTCTGCGTCCTCTGCACGCGCGTTGGCTCTTTCAGCGGCCTCATACGCACCGTCGCGGTACTCTTTGTTCTGTGTCACAAATTGGTTCCAGCGGTCATCTGTCGGCACAGGGTCGCTGTCCTCAAACTCGCTGTGGTTTGTGACCTTGAAGTTCAGGTTGGCCGAAATACGGCGCTGGTTGTTCATGCTGCCTTCAAAGACAATGCGCCCGGCAAACGTGTTTTCCTTCGTTGCTTCCCACGGCACATCCGCATAGCCGTCTTTGCCAACCAGCGCCTTGCCAACGACTTCGCCCTTCACGTTGAAGAACGCCGTAATGGTCAAATCCTGCCATGCTGCGTCCAGTGTAAGGTGCAGCTTTTCAATGCCGTAGCTGCCCCATGTGCCCAAATCCAGCATGCCGCCGGTGGAAGTGGCTTTGTACCCGGCGAGGCTGATTTCATGAATAATTGTATTCTCTGCCATGCTTTAGTCCTCATCTCATACGGTAACAATAAACTCCGGCGCCTAATGTATAAACAACACCTGGATCATGATTCGTTTTGTGGAAAATGTCATATAGGTAGGTTAGTGGTGTTATCTGTGCCGTGCCGTTTCCGGCATAGGCTCCAATATTCAGCATATTGGCATTGCAGACATTTTTAACTGCATTGACATTTCCACCGCCGCTATAATGCGCCAGAAAACCGGGCTCCGGTATGCCTTGTGCAACCACTGTTGCCGCGTACTCCGGAATAGGGTTTCCATAGCCGTTTTGATACTGTATGACCAGATATAAATATTTGTCTTTTGTCCATGTTGCCGCTTTTACGCGGCCTCCGCCGTTGTGGTATCCTGCGGGGACTGCGTAAGAACTTCCCGGGTTTATGGTTGTGTCCACTGCACCCCGGTTCGGCA